ACTGCATTGACGCATGGACTTGAGGTTCAGATGAATTGGGTTGCAACAGCACCTGTAGTCATTGAGACTATTCCACAAAATAATGCGTACACGCAAGATTATTCGAGTTTTGGTGGATTGACAAACAATTCAGGATCAGGAAAAACTGGATCTATTTCTTTTACTACTTTAGATGGTAGTGCAGGCGATGCGTACACCGTTATTTTGGAAATGCAAAAACATTACGTTAATCCTACAACTTAATCATGCCAAGCAAATCATCTTCCCAACATAATTTGATGGAGGCGGTCGCACATAATCCTGCGTTTGCCAAAAAAGTTGGCATTCCCACAAAAGTCGGCAAAGAGTTTGCAAAGGCTGATGAGGGAAAAAAATTTAAAGGGGGCGGCTTGTATGAAAATATCCATGCAAAACAGCAAAGAATCGCTGAAGGTTCTGGGGAAAAAATGCGCCGAGTGGGTAGCAAAGGTGCTCCAACGGCTCAAGATTTTAAAGAGTCCGCAAAAACCGCCAAACTAAAAGAAGGTGGGCCAAGTCTTGCTGTTGGACGTGGTGAAAAACTTTCAGTAGAACGTGGTGCGGGGCTTACAGAAAAAGGGCGAGCCAAGTACAATAGAGAGACAGGATCGCACCTCAAAGCGCCACAGCCACAGGGTGGGTCTCGTAAGGATTCATTTTGTGCTCGAATGTCGGGTGTAGTAGAACACGCAAAGGGGGACGCACCACGCGCTAAGGCATCGCTGAAGCGGTGGGACTGTTCCGGTTGGTGAAAAGAGGACAAACATGGCTTACTCAGGAACCGTCGGAACGACCGTTATCAACGTCCAAACGCTGATAGATCACGGCGCTCGTCGGTGTGGTAAGTTAGCCGAAGAGTTAACCTCTGAACAAGTTTTATCTGCTCGTCAATCTCTTTTCTTCTTGCTATCCCACCTTGCCAACATTGGCATCAACTATTGGGCTATCAGTAAAAAAGTATTTGGTTTAAATGCTGACCAATACATTTATTCCATGCCCTTGGGTTGTATTGACGTTTTGAACGTGCTTTATCGCACAATCGATCGTCCTAACGGTGCATATACGTCCTCCGCAGGCGGAGTGGTGGCAAATGTGTATGACGGAGATGTTGATACATACTGCCAACAAACTTCTACAAATGGCAACATTGCTGTTAATTTTGGCACCAGCAACCCCATTTATATTGGCTCTATTGGCTTCTTGCCGTATGTGGCGGTCAATGGATCGGCTACTTGGTCAATTGCGTTGGAATACTCTACAGACAATGCAACGTGGTCTATGTTGCAAGATTTAGGAACCATTGTGGTTACTAACAATGAGTGGGTGTGGACTGACATTGACCCCGGCGAGTCGGTGGGGTATTACCGCATTCGCGCCTACAACAACGCAACATTAGCCTTGCGTGAGTTGTATTTTGGAAATAACACTCGCGAAATTCAAATGGCTCGTTTGAACCGCGATGACTACACCAACCTACCAAACAAAAATTTCACAGCAAATCAACCCTATCAATTTTGGTTTGATCGCACAATCCCACAGGCTACGGTCTATTTGTGGCCTACCCCTAGTGACCCATTCATTCAGATGACCGTATGGTATCAGCGCCAGATCATGGATGTTGGCGCTCTGACAGACGAGTTAGAAGTTCCACAACGCTGGTATGAGGCTGTTGTGTTTATGTTAGCTCATCGTATGAGCCTTGAGTTACCCCAAGTTGGAATGGATCGCGTTGCCTATCTTGAAAAGATGGCTGACCGTTATTACTCAGAAGCCGAGGCAGAAGAGCGCGATAAGTCGCCGATCTACCTTGCCCCTAACATCAGCGTGTACACAAGATAATGCCAATATTCCTTGACACTATGGGACTGACGTCTGTTGCCATCGCGGTATGCGATAGGTGCAAGATGAAGGTGCCTTTTGTCACTTTGGTGGCGGACTCAAATGCGCCGGGCCTTCGGGTCTGCGCAGAGCGTGGATGCAAAGACCAACTTGATCCCTATCGCCTTCCCGCCAGAAAGACTGAGCGCATTAACCTCAGATTTCCACGACCTGATGTCAGCGTTGCCGCAAATGATAATTTCTTGATGACAGGTGGAACAAGTCAGTTCCAAATTTCTACTGAGCAAAATACTCAAACTCCTACAAACACTGGAAACAAGGATACGATTGCTCCAAACCCTCCAGACAATACGAGTACATAAATGTCAGCACAAGTAACCATACTCCAACTGCCATCCGCTGGTGCTATTACAGGCACTGAGTCGGTTCCTATTGTCCAAAACGGGGTAACGGTTCAGACCACAACTGGCGCAATTGCAGGTTCGCCTACGCAAACTTATTCGTACCTGACGGTCTCACAAACACCTCAATTGCCCAATAGTCGTTATGTTGGTGCAACAAATGGTTTGACCGTGACTGATGGTGGCGCACAAGGGCTGTTCAATATCACCACTACAGGCGCGTTATTGTCCTTAGTGAACTCTGGTACTGGATTTCAAGTAAAAACGTCTTCTACGGCCATTACAGGTCGTTCTATTGCGGTTACTGGCGTTGGCTTGTCAATTGCAAACGGTTCTGGTATTTCTGGTGATCCAACAATTAGTCTTGCTGGTCAAGTATTGAATTTAGCAAATTACAGTGGCAATGGCTTAATGACGATTGCCACCAATGGCGCTATTTCCTCAACATCGATTGTTGGCACGACAAGCCAAATTGCAGTTACAAATGGCAATGGGGTATCTGGAAGCCCAACAATAGGAATTGCAAGCAACCCCACGTTGCCGGGACTTGCTGGCGTGGCCTTGCCTGCTGGTAGTTCTTCAGATCGCTCGGTGTCTCCAGCCAATGGAACATTGCGTTACAACAGCGATTTTGGTTTGCTTGAAGCGTATTTAAACGGCGTTTGGACGAGTTTAGCCTCTGGTTCAGGAGTTACCTCAGTCGCCACGGGAACGGGCCTCACAGGCGGCCCTATAACGTCTACGGGTACTATTTCAATTGCCAACACCGCTGTAACGGCTGGCAGTTATACCGCCGCCAACATCACGGTGAACGCCCAAGGTCAGATTACCGCCGCAAGTAGCAACGCCACGTTGGTGAGTTCATTCAGCGCAGGAACCACTGGTTTCACGCCTTCTACGGCTACAACTGGCGCGGTTACCCTTGCTGGCACTTTGAATGCGGCAAACGGCGGTACTGGCGCAACCACCCTGACTGGTTATGTGTACGGCAACGGCACAGGTGTAATGACCGCCAGCGCAACAATTCCAAATGCAGGACTTACAAATAGTTCTGTGACCATTGGAACAACGGCAATTGCCTTGGGCGCATCAAGTCTTACCTTGGGTGGATTGACTACGGTAACTGTCACTCAAGACCCCGTGTCTGCATTGCAATTGGCTACCAAGCAGTATGTTGATTCAGTAGCGCAAGGATTAGACCCCAAGGCTTCTTGCGTGGCGGCAACAACGGCAAACATTACGTTGTCTGGAACGCAGACAATTGACGGAGTGGCGTTGATTGCTGGAGACAGGTGTTTGGTTAAAAACCAGACATTGAGCCAAAACAATGGTATTTATTTGGTCGCGGCGGGCGCATGGACTCGTGCAACGGATATGGACTCGTGGGCGGAAGTTCCCGGCGCGTTCACCTTCATTGAGCAAGGAACTTTATACGCTGACACTGGTTGGGTTTGTACCTCTAATGCTGGCGGTACTTTGGGTACGACTCCCATCACTTGGGTTCAATTTGCTGGTGTAGGTTCTTACACCGCAGGCACAGGACTGACTCTTACGGGAACCCAGTTTAGTATCACCAATACGGCTGTCACAGCGGCTTCGTATGGCTCTGCAACTCAGGTGGGTACGTTTACGGTCAATGCACAGGGTCAATTGACTCTTGCAGGCAACACCACAGTGACTCCAGCGGTCGGCTCCATTACTGGGCTGGGTACTGGGGTTGCGACTGCTTTGGCGGTCAACGTAGGCTCTGCTGGTGCTTTTGTGACGTTCAATGGGGCTTTGGGTACACCAAGTAGTGGTACGGTTACAAACTTAACTGGCACTGCATCGATTAACATCAACGGCACCGTTGGCGCAACATCTACAAATACGGGTGCGTTTACTACTGTAAATGCAACAACTGTAACGGCAACAACTGGTATTTTCGGAGGAACATTCTAATGGCGGCTACAAACTTTACCCCTATTTCGCTGTACTACAGCACAACTGCGGCGGCAACACCGTCTTCTGGAAATCTTGTTGCAGGCGAGTTAGCACTTAATACAGTTGATGAAAAATTGTATTTTAAGAACAGTGCGGGTACTGTCAAACTGCTTGCCAGTAATGCAGGTTCAGCGGGTTCAGTTACAAGCGTTGCGGCTACTGTTCCCACGTTCTTGTCAATTGCAGGGTCTCCAATTACCACAAGTGGTACGCTTGCAATTACTTTGTCTGGTACAGCATTACCAGTTGCCAATGGAGGCACTGGCTTAACATCAGGAACTTCTGGCGGTGTTCTAGCCTACACAGCATCTGGCACATTGGCATCTTCTGCGGCATTAACTCAGTATGGTATTGTCTATGGAGGCGGTGCTGGTGTTGCTCCATCGGCTACTGCTAATGGCACAACAGGGCAAATTCTTACGGCTACAACAGGTAGCGCACCCTCATGGGCTACAAACACCGCCGCATCAACAGGCAAAGCCATTGCGATGGCAATGATTTTTGGCTTCTGAAATTTAAGGAAACATCATGGCAAACCCAAATATTGTAAACGTCACAAGTATCTATGGAAATGTGGCTTATGTCACTCCTAGTGCTACAAGTGTATCGACTGCATGGACTTACAACGGCACTACGGCGTTGACGGGTCTTACGCCTGCAAGTGGTACGGTCAATCGTGTCACAAGCATTGTGGTGGCAAATGTCACATCATCTGCGGCAAACTGTACAGTGCAGATTGCAAACAATGCCACTTTTGGTTCTGGTACTGCATACAGCATTGCGTATCAAATTAGCGTGCCGCCAAATGCATCATTGATTGTTACTGATAAGACTTCATCGTTTTATGTAACTGAAAACCAATCTGTAGGCGTTACATCTGGAACGGCTAGTGCATTGGCATATACCGCTACATTTGAAGCAATCACTTAATTAGGAGGCTTTTATGTCTCTTACAAAAGTTGGTGGCGTTATCTCTGCTCAATACAATGGGCTGAACTACCCTGTAGCAACGGTAGAGTATCTTGTTGTCGCTGGGGGTGGAGGTGCTCCGGGCACAAACGGTAATGCTTACCCAATGAGCGGTGGTGGCGCAGGTGGATTATTGACCGCTACAGGTTATGCAATCACTCTTGGCTCAAGCATAACCGTGACTGTAGGAGCAGGAGGAACATCTGCAGTAAGTGGTTCTGGCAGTGGTGGTAATTCTGTTTTTGGAAACATAACTTCTACAGGTGGCGGTGGAGGTGCAAGTGTAAGCGGGCCGGGTGGTTCTGGTGGTTCTAGTGGAGGAGCCTCATACACAAATACAGGTTCTCCTGTATCAGGACAAGGCAATGCAGGAGGGTTTAGTAGCGCGAATTACACCGCATCTGGAGGTGGCGGAGCAGGTTCCGTTG